ATTTTGAGTGAACCAACACCACGAGAAGAAACACCAAGACAAACACCTTCACCAATGAGAGATTTTGCAATCTTACCCATTGGAGTTTCAAGAAGTTGTGCTTTACCTCTAAAGTTTGTTCCATCTTGTTCAAGAGAAACAATCTTATGGGAAACACGATCAAGATTTACTGTTGGTCCATCAGGATGACCAAGTTCTCCAAGAGCACGACCTTTATTTACATACTGTTCAGTGTAACGCTTTACCTCTCTTTCCATTATAGGTAAGCGATACATTCTACCATTACGATTTACCACTTCAGTCTGAAGGAAAGGTCCTTGAATATAAAGAGTCTTCTTACCATTAACCGTTTCGATAAGAACTTCTACTGATTCGATTTCTTCGGTAATAAGTTTCATTATGCTTGTCCTGTAATTTGTACTTGTTGGAAATGAAGTGTTCCTGAACCGACTCCATATGCAGAGACTTTATTGGAAATAACAACGGATGCATCTGCTGAAGAGAATGCTGTTACAATACCACTTGAGTTATAATTAACAGTCATTCTTGTAGAGAAATATCCATCAAAACCTGCAGAGGTATCAATCGATAAAACTTGTTGGTGAGTAAAATCATAATATGACTGACCTGTAGCAGTCAGCGTTACATAATCACCAACTGTAAATGGAACTTGAGTTCCTTCTGGAACAGTAACGATTGTTGTTGTTCCTGTTGTTACACCAACAACTCTGTTTGATGCTTTAGTTAGACCTAAAGTTACGGTATCTCCTGCAGGAACATAATAATCAGCATTAGTCGCTGCGGGAGTAACTCCAATTGCAACATGTGCAGAACCACCAACTGCAACCACTCTCAAAACACTAGATTGTATCGAAAAAGCAGATGATGTTGTTGCCACACCTGCAGTAAATGTAAATGAGGAATTTACCCCAACTGGTCTATGAGCCATTATTTTAATAGTACACTTTTAGTTATTTATTATTTAATCAACTTCCCAAATAAGAGAAGCATTAGATGCTGAAATATTAGACGCCTCTATTCCTAGAGAAATATTACTTCCAGGTGAAACTACAATTCTGTAACCAGATAAATCAATATTTAATGAACCACCAGTGGGTAGTGCATAAGATAAGATTGGAGTATTAGTAGTCCTACTTATGGTTCCAGTTACCTCAGAAACTAATGCAATTGAATTTCCTCCTGGTTGAGTATTAAAAATATGAGAACCTGTTGCTAAAGGAGCATCTAAAAATATGAAAATTTCTGCAGGCACATTTCCACTATTAAATGTTGCACTCAACCCCTTCATAATGATTTCTCTTGAGTTCAGTACTCCATTATTTGTGGTTGGATTTTGAACGGTAATTAAGTGATTTAGAACAGCGTTAGTTAATGTACTAGTGCTTCTAAATGCAGAACTTGGATATGTATTTTGAATGATCTTCCCTTCAACACCCATCATTAGTGATGCCCCGCGAACGGAAGCAGTTGAAGCAATACCAACACCACTTAAATTTGCAGCAGCATATCCAATTTTGAATGATGGATTGTCTACCCAAGGAGTGGTGTGTCTGTTACTATAGTGAGCATGGTGAATGAAAATCATATCTCCATTTACTGGATTTTCCATTGCATATCTCTGCTCACCCGCACCCAACCAGCGATAGTTGATTTGGAATACATTTAATTTTGAGGTATCTAAAGTAACTCCAGATGGATTTTCTGTGCCACCAACACCAGTCAAATTATCAAGGTTCCAATCTTCCTGATATGTCCATTCTTCTGTAGCAGTTACACCAGTTTGAATTGTTGTGAATGTTCCTACTGCTCCTGTTGTTCCCGGTATAAATTGAAAATTGCCTGTCTGTGGTCCAACTGAGTTTGCCAAAAATATAACAGTATTATCTCTTTGGTCTGGAATATGAGTTGTATATGAGGTACTGAATCCTAGTTTTGCTGCTGTTGCTGACGTGTTTGCCGAATCATTTACAAGAGATACATTATAAGAAGTTCCATTTAGAATAACCGTAGAAATACCGGAAGAAGTTGCTGCAGTGGTGATTGTAAGTTTTCTGATTTCTGCTTTTGTTCCATACTGACGAAGAATACCAAATTTTCCATTAGTATTAAATCCAACCTGCAGTGCAGATTCCTGACTAAAAAATCCTGCTCTTAAAGTAACACCTTGAGTTGGATTGGTAAAACAAGCAGTAAATCTTGCAACTCCTCCTTGTCCTGGTCTGTATCTTAAAAATCTTTTTGAACGAACTACACCATATCCATATGCACTCGTTCCAGTTTCTGCAACAAACAAACTATTTCTTGTTGTCCCTATTCCACTTGTAAAGGAATATGTCTGAAAACTGTTTGTGGGAAGACCGTAGATTGGGTCTAACTGAACTACAGGAGTGATTTCGGAGACTGCATATTCACCAAAAGCACCTCTACCAGTGGCACCTTCATTTATAATATTTCCATACTGGTCCGCCTGAATATAAACCTCATGAAGAGTTCTTTCCTGATTTAAATAATCTTGATTATTCTTATGCCACTGAGCCATAAGTTAAATCCATTCCAATTTTGAAGGATGATATCTTTTTAAACCAGTAATATTATAATTTTTATCCTCCGCCGGATAAATTTGATGAACAACTGCTCCAGGGTATTTTAATTGCAATTGCTCACCTAAATCTCGTTTTGATGGAATTCCAGTTTTAGTTACTAATTCCATTCTGTAAAGATTTCCATTCCACAGAACATCTGCGGTATATTCCTCACCAACTGATTGCATAGTTGGTTCATTTGAATTAATATAAAGATTTCCATTAAAATCTCCAGAAATAGTTACTGACTCTGAGATGAATCGTTTAAATGATTTCATTTTACTCTTCTTCTACTTCCTGATTAAATAATGTCGAAGAAACTGCTGGTCTAAAAGAATCTATTTTTTCTGTAGATTTAGCGAATAAAATTTCTTTTATTTTATCACTCACACTTGATGGAGACTCATCTGCTATAATCATATCCATTAATTCGTCCATAAAAGTTAAAAAACAACTCTAAAATATTTAGTCTATTATTTAATGGGAGGATTTGTGGTGGAGTCATCTAATTGAGGATCAATTGGTATTTTTCCTGATTGCCCTTTAATATTATCTCCAGTATTCTGTGTAGGGATGGGAGCACCAGTTTCTGGATCTATTGGTGCATTTGGATCTGGAATAATTCCATTTTGAATTTCTTTTTTTATCAGAATATCTTGCTCAATAATTTCTTCATCAGTTTGACGAAGAATTTTTCTCCTTATATAATCTTGTGAATAATACTTTCCAATATAAGGTTCAGCAGTTGCCGCCATATTTAATCTTTCTGTCATTAACTCTGCTTCTTTGAGTTCAGAGAAATGATTATCATAAAGAAAATCAAATTGTATATGCTCACTCATCACTTTCCAATCTTCTGGTGTAATAATATTTTTTAAAATAAGTTGAGTTTTTAACATATCTGCAAACATTGCAGAAAATCTTTTTCTCAATCTACCAACAAACTTAGTAAATTTTAATTCATCTCTAAGAATTTCTGATGACCTTCCTAAATTAAATCCACCTTCACCACCTATTCTAGTTGGAGGAACATTTAAAGATCTATAAAGTTTTTCTTGAAAATAATTAATATCTGTGATTTCTCCAAGATTTTGACCCCCCGGAAGAGTAGTAATTTCTGTTCCTCTCCCGCCCTCACGACGAGGAAGCCAGAAATCTTCAAGCATACTCATAAATTTTTTATCGTCACGAATTTCTCCAGTTGATGCATCATAAACGAGTTTATTACGATAACGCATCATGACATCTCTGAGATATTGCTCCGCCTTCACTTTAGGGAGATTGCCAACATCAATATAGAAAATTCTTCTCTCGGGCGCTCTTGATAGACGATAGATAACCAAAGAGTCTTCAATCATTCGGAGTTGATTGAGTGACTTAATTGCTTTGTGTAAGTATGATAAAACTGTATTTTTATTTCTATCAACTAACCCAGAAGTGCAATAGGTGATGGCATCTTTTGCAATTCTTATACCACCAGAACTATCACTACCACCAGAAATATTTCCCATAACACCTCCAGTGTTATAGTATCCTTTGGGATTATAAACGAAATATTCTTCTATTTCCGGAAAAGAATATTCCATAGGATTATTTAAATTTTTAGTTGAAATATTTAAATCATCTCTCTTTGTCTTTTTTTTCTGTCTCACATAACGCATTTTCATTGCATCAATATAACGCAATTCTTTAATTCCTTCATGTGGGTTTTTAAAATCAATTATTTTATGATAGTATAATCTACCATCAGTATACCAATTTCTATATATTT